CAGCCCTGCGCGTTGCATGGCTTCTTTGGCCTCAAAGGCATAACCGCATCCACTCCGAATCATTGAGCCGCGCGACTAAGCGCTTCGTCTGCCTTGTCTGCGGCCTGAGCGGCAGTTGTTGCAGCCTTCGACGCCTTGTCAGCAGCAGTGCCTGTCTTGCGAGTCAGCTCTTCAAGGCGCTTGTCGCGCTCTTCCATGGCCGTGTCGTACGCTTTTCGAATGTCCGTGATCTGGTTGCTCTGCTTATCGGCGAGCGCCCAGTACGCAGCCTGATAGCCAAGGACAGCACCACCACCAACCAGCAGCACGGCAATCGCCCAGACTTCAGTGCGTCTCCACCACCGACGGGCGATGAACTCCAATGCGCATCTGTCCATCAGGCGATACCTCCAAGCTTGGTGCGCAGGCGGGTGATCTCTTCGCTCTGCAGGGTGACTCGCTCAGTGAGCTGGCCTACCTGGCTGGTTAGCGCTTCGATCTTCCCTTCCATCCTTCCCACCGCCGCAGCCAGATCGTTCCGCTCTTTCGCGAACTGATCAGCGCGGGACTCGGCTTCTTTACGGGCGGCGCGCTCTTGATTCAGAAGTTCGTTAAGCCGACGCAATGTGCCGATATCGGCACTGTCCATGGCCCGATCTGTTGCGTCCTTAGATAGGAACTTTCGGAGCCATAGAAGACCGCCGAGAACGACGGTGGCGCTACCGCCCAGCCAGGTAGCTGTGCCTGGGCCGAGGTCAGTAGGATCCATCCGATACTCCAGAAACGAAAAAGCCCCGCACAGTGGCGGGGCTCAGAATTTTTGGTCGTCTCTCATAACGCGCAAGATCGACATGATGGGGTTAATTTACGGCCAGTCGGCCAACTGGTCAAGCGGCATCTAAAAAGATTTGTTCTCTGTCGAATATCTCGGTGGCATGGATCACCGCCTGCTCTTCAAGCTTCTCCAAACGCTTGTGGATTCCTCCTCGCCAGTTGCGACGGGTGCGCTCCGGTGAGCCCGCCAGGTCCCAAGTGTTCATGTCGTAGAACTCGGCGGGCAGCACGATCATGTCGGTGGAGCGCTTACCAACTTGAACGCCCTTCAGCTTCGGTATCGCCCATGCCGTCAACGCCTTATAGATGAACAGTTGAGGTGCCGGTGACACCATGCGAGCCACCAGCCTGCCGATGGCACCGACCTTGTTCGCCTTGTGCGTGGAGTACTTGGCCACCAGCACGTCCCACTGGGCTGGATCGAGCTGACGGTGGAGCAACGCATAGAGGCAGCAGTCGTAATCGAACTTGTCCCGGACCGACAGCGTGCTACCCGTGCCGCCTTGGCGAAGATCGGCGTCGATCAACTTCTGCCATGACTGCTTGGTACTGTTGTCGATGTTGTCTGCTGCCAGCACCCGCACCAGGGTGCCCATCACGTCCTTATACATAGCCATGGCTCAATCCCCTGTGAAGTTGGTGGCACCTGGGCCACGGCGGTTGTTCTCGTCGTACTGGGCGGCCGCGCCTGTCATCAGCGCGGGCCGCTTCAACTGTGCAATCTGGTGTTCGGCGGCCTGCAATCGAATGCTCAGTTGCGTCACCAGCACCTCCAGTGGCAGCGCTTCACCGGTCTCAGCAGTGACCCAGCCCGAGGCGTTGCACTGCACGCAGGCGAGCTCATGGAAGACACCCTTGATCACCGCGTGGCCACGGCATGCCGGGCACTTGGCTAGGTCGAGCTGCGCGGCGCGGAACGCTGGGCCGTGGGACTTCTTCATCATGCTCATTCGATCCATTCTCCAGAACCCCAGGTCAAAGGGTTGAACCAACGCCACTTAGGCACCCAAACCACAACGGTGTTCCGCCAGCCCTTCCTTGTCCCGCAGTGCCCGCACAGCTTTAGGCTCTCAAAGGAGTTGTAGAAGTCGGCGCAGTGGCGGTCGACGCGACTGATCGCATTGCAAGATTTGCAGGCAATAGCGTGATGAAATGCCATTTTTAAACCTCGCCTATGGTTGATTCTTGAATGGCCTTGCAGCCCTTGTTTTCCGTGGCTTCCAGCGAATTACCGGAATCTCCCGTTCTATCGCCGGTCAACCCGTGAATCAGGGCAAAGCCACGCCGGTCTAGATGCGCGTGCCACTTCTCCAGAGCATCACGCTTGCGTCCCATCACGTCGGACTGGATGTACACCTTCACGTTGTGGCCCATGGCATGGTTAATCAGCAGCTCACCGATAAGGTGGTCGATGCCGATATCTGCCCAACCGGTGCGGGCCACCTTGCGCAGGTCGTGGCTGGTCCACTCACCACGTCCCAGGCGCGTGAACACGGCACTGGCCTGGCCCTCGCTCAGTGGCTTGCCGTTGCGAGCCGGGAACACGTACTGCCCGTCGTAGCCATTGGCGTACTGCCAGTCGCGGTAACGCTTCAGGATTTCGCACATCTGCTCGGTCAGCGGCAGGTGATGCTCGACGCCGGTCTTGGTGTGGTCGCCAGGGATGAACCATTCGCACTCGGCCAGGCTGATGTGCGGCCACTGCGTCAACCGGCTTTCACCGATGCGGGTACCGTGACACAACATCAACAGGGCCAGCATGGCGTCACGCGGAGCTGAGACGAACACGTCAGCCAATTGCTCGAGCACTTCAGGTAACTGGACGCCACGAAGCCGGGACGGCTTGATGCCGACCTTGGCCTTGGAGAAGTCGCTGAACTTGATGCCGGCCATGGGGTTGGAGGCGATCAGGCCCAGCTTGAATGCCTGGCGAAAGGCCAGGGCCAGGAGCTGGAACACCAGGCGCACGTAGTCGATGGACAGCGTCTCCTGGAGTGGCCACATTAGCTGGCTGTCCAGCGCGGCCTTGTCGACGCCGGTCAACGGCAACTCACCCAGGCGCGGGATCAGGTGGCACTTGATCGCCGAGGCGCCGGTCTTCTTGCGCTTGTTCGACAGGTTGCGGTCGCGGGCCATGCGCTCTGCGTACCAGGACAGCAGCTCACCGACGGTGGCCCACTTCGACAGGCTGGTGCCCTCGCCCGCCTCCAGACGCAGGCGAATCGCCGGGAGCGCTGCGACCACCTGCTTGGCGTTTAAGTCGGGGTAGCTGCCGATCAGATTCCATTTCCTCTTGGTTACCAAGTACCAGGAGGCACGGTCACGGGCCTTTGTGAAGCGCAGGTATAGGCCACGGTTGTCCGTGTCGCGCAGAACGAGCGCGTCACTGTAGGCCTGGCGCTTTATTTCGGCGTCGGTGATTTTCACGGCAGCAGTTGTCATGCAGCGGCCCTCGTTTGTGGTTGAAGTAGGTAGGCCCGGATCGCCTCGATGGCGTCGATATGCCCGCAACAGACGATTGCCAGGTAACCCTGATCCGTCAGCGCCTGCAGGTAAGCGTCCTGGGCCGGGGAGACGGCGGCGTCATATGGCGCCCGGGCCTTGAATTCGATGTAAAGGCCGAAGTACCCGCCACGTGCCATAGGCAGCACCAGATCAGGTACGCCGGCCTTCACGCCCTGCTCTTTCAGCTTGATCGCCACCAGCTTGTGCCGGTGCCCACCGTTAGGGACGTGAAAAATGAGCTTGGCGGCGACTGGGTAACGCAGCGCGACTTCCTTGAGCAGCGCGGCCTGCTCAAGGCCCTCACGATCGATGGACCTGGCGCGCCCTGGCTTCGCAATGAATGGCTTCAAAGTTTTACCTTCCCTTCACTGATCAGGATGTCTTGGGTGCGCATGACGCCTTCGGCGAGGAACAGGCGGACCTCGTATTTGGTCAACTCCCCGGGCGCACGCAGGCGTCCGTCGGCAATGTCGTGGCAGTAGCCACAGGCCCAGGCCGCTTGGAAGTCGTTGGGTTTCATGCCCATGCCGCAGGTACCGGCCAGGCGGTAGTGCGCCAGGACGGTGGTGGACGGCTCGCAAGAACAGCCAGGGAACCGAACCTGGCAGTCACGATCACGCGCGGCCTTCGTAAGCTTGCTCATTGCGCCTCCCGATACCGAATCTGGCCAGCAACTCTTGGCGGGCGGCCTTGCCATCCGTCTTGATACCCATCCGGGCAACCTGCGCACAGGCAACTCGCTCGGTGAGCTCCGAAGCCAGCTCGGCGGCCGACTTGTTGCCGTCATAACCAATGCCCACGGCGATTTCTTCAAGCGGAAGCCCCTGCACCAAGCGGCGAATTGTTATGTCGTAAGCCCGGTCAAACACCTTGCTGGCCTTCTCGGGAATCAATTCGCCGAGGTTATGCAGTTCGCACTGCAAAGCAGCGTGACGGACCGCCGGGTGAGACCAGGTGCGCGCACCAAAACGGCTTGGGTGGGAGTTTTCGAGCGCCTCGCGGAACGCCTTATCGTGGGAAGGGATGCCCAGCATCTCGGGTGTCGGCTGGCACCATTTGATGAACTTGCCGACGCTTGGCGCGAAGTCACCTCCGATCTGCCGGCAGTTCTGCAGGCCGTACCGGATCTGCTCAAGCGTTGTGATCCCCGCAACGATGAACGCCTTGATCCAGCTGCGCTTGGCGGCATTCAGCGATTCGGCGTCAGGCCAAGCCTGTTTCCATGCAGGGAAAATCGCCTGCAACTCTTTGAACAGCGCGTTCACGACATCGGCGGTACCCGGCGGCAACTGCTTCGGCTGAACCAACGTTACCGGAGGAAGATTGCCCATCGTGCTGAGCAATTGTTCGGTGCTACGTGGCTTCTTGACTTCCATCACAGGTCCCCCAGATCATTCGCCCAGCTGGTGTCATCGAAGTCAGGCGCCTTGCCCTGCCCCGAAGCTTTAACGCGTTCGCGCTTGACCCACTGAACCAGGCGGTAGCACCAGCCGGCCGATGTATCAATGGTTGCTGGCTTGGCGACGAAGAATCCCATGAACGCCCGGATCGCCGCTTCAGGGACCGCATCGGCAGGAAGCCCGGCGATAGTGATTTGATCCGACAGCCCCTTCTCGCTCGGAACCCAGGTGGCGAACATGGCGAAGCGCTGGCGATCATCCTGCGGTTCGATGGCGGCGCTGTTCTGTTCGGCGAGAGCGGCATCAATCTCGCGCTGCTGCAGCTGCTCTTCGGTTCCTTGATGGTTAAGTGGTGGATTGGGTGCAGCTGCTGCACCCCGTTCTGTTCCAGGCTGCACCCCGTTCTGTTGTGGGTTGCACCCCGTTGCGTCATCTGCACCCCGTTTTGTACGGGGTGCAGGATTTGCACCCCGCGATATCTGAAGGTCGTAAACGACTGGGCGGCGGTCATGACGATCGATATGCACAGCCGCGATAGCCTGATTGCCCTTCTGGATCAGCCCGGACTTCTCCAGATCGTCCAGCTTGTAACGTACGGTACGCTCGGATAGTCCTGTGTCTTGGGCCAGGGTGGAAGCAGATGGAAAGGCGCCGGCGCCGTTGGAGCCGGCATAGTTGGCCAGGCACAGCAGCACATGCCGAGCGCTGGAGTCTTTGAGGGTTTGAACGGGCAAAGAGAGCGCCCATGACATTGCTTGAACGCTCACAGCGAAGCTCCGATATTCTTTTCAGCCAAATAGGCCAGGCCTTTGGGTGTCACAAGGGGTTGGAAGGCTGCACGATCCTCGCCGGTCTCGGGGTCGCTCTTCAGCGCCGTGACCTTGTGGACCAGATAGCCGGAGGTGATGCGCGGCTGGTAGGCGGTCCAACGTTTGGAACCACCACGGTGGAAGATCCACCGGTTCTTCTCCAGCCACAGGAACAGCCGGGACGGCGGAACCTGAAGTTGTTTGGCGGCATCGCTAATGCAGATCGCGCCGCAGGCCGATGCCAGGCGCTTGATGGCAGCGACCTTCGGCGCCTGATCCAGAATAACCAGTCGAAGAGATTGGTTTTCCTTGGCTTGGTCGGCGGCCGCCTGAAGTGCCTCTGCGTAGGTCGCCGGAATTTGGAACTGATCCGCCCTCGCCTCCAGATCCTGCCAGCGATCAATGATCCGCGCGCGCAGTTCGACGCTGTAGCCGGAGACCACAACCAGAGTGTCGCGCTGGGAAAGCAGGAACTCACGATAGACCTGACCGTTCTGCGGGTGGATATAGGGGGTGTCGTTTGAAGAAACGACACCCTTTGCAACTAAGGCCCGGACGGTTTTCAGCACGTTGTCGTGCGTGCTGCCGGTCAGCTCGGCGATTTCGCGTGAAGACATAGTGTGTCGCGACACGTTTTGTTCATGACGAAAAAGTGTCGCGACATGGTGGGTATTGCCTGGAGCGGTATTGGTGTTCATAATGGCCCCACTGTGTTTTACAAGTTGTTGAAAGGACCGCCCTGCCAGGCGGTTTTTTTATGCCTGCGATTCAGGCGTTATGGGTGTCCGGCGCATCCGTGGTAGCTTTTTGCTTCCACACGAAAAGGCCTCGGAGGCCAGACAAATGAACGCGAAGGAAATCAACTACCAACTTTTGTGGGCGAAGTGCGTCGACGACCAGGACGAGGCGGTAAGGAAGCTCCCGAGAAGTAATGAGAGCTACGACTCGAGACTGGCGCGCATGGCATTCGGCATTTACAAGCTGCATTGCTTTTGCGAGCGCTTGGCGACGAAATACGCCAGTCCATGGTTGGAGCTGAAGCCCGTCGAGGCCGGACGGTTGTACGCACTCAACAAACATCACTGGCATCCTTCCCAGGTGAAGGAGCTGAACCTTGTTGATCTGCTTCTCCTGCTGCACGAAGAGCTGATCGAGATGAAGCTGACGAAGGAAGAATTTGATCCCGTGCACAATTGGGCGATGCACATGCATTGCTATCCTGAGCTCGCGAAATCAGCCACCAATCCTTAACGACTGGCAGCACTCTTTCGACCGAAGGGTCCAGGAAAGAAACCCTGGATCCTTTCGGCTTAAAGAAACGGGCGATCGCGTCAATCATCTCTATACCCTTCCTATGCACTGTATGAATTAACAGCTGATCCAGAATCTCTATTCGCCTGCCAAACGTCGGCGGATAATCGGCTCACTAAACAGCGGCCTGTAATTGGGACCGCCGGGCCGATTCCTCTCGATCAGACAAAAGGCACTCAATGGCTTTTCCGGTGCTGTAACCCACCATCGTGCCGTTCGCAGCGCGCGAGATAGTTGCTTGGGTAGTGCCGCAACGTTCAGCCACTTCTGTCTGGGACAGCCCGAGCTGGAAAAGTCGATTCAACATCTCTTGAACTGTCATGAAAAAAATCCTATGAGGTTTTGCATGACAAATCATACGAATATGCATTGAGCCATGCAATAGAATTCTCATAATCCGCATTCGTATATTTGGTGAGTAATGGATATCGCTGGGCGCCTTCGCGCGAAAATGGCTGACGCCGAACTAAACGAAAGCCAGCTAGGCAAGAAGTCGGCCGTTCCACAGCCAACGATTAATCGGATCCTTTCTGGGGAGAGTGAGAGCCCTAGGATGTCGACGATAGGTAAGCTGGCAAAGGCGCTGAAGGTTTCTCCTGAGTGGCTGATGTACGGGACAGGTGAAGAAGCCTTTGACTCGAACATAGAAACAGCCACAGGCCCCAACCGGTATTACGAATACCCAGAAGTCAGCTGGGTTCAGGCAGGAGTTGCAGCGGAGGCAATGGATCTGTTCAGCGCGGGAGACTTTGAAGCGATGCACCCATCGGACGCATGGGCTGGGCCAAACGGTTTCTGGCTGAAGGTGCGCGGCCCGTCTATGACATCGTCCAATGGAATGAGCTTCAGCGAGGGAATGCTGATACTGGTAGCGCCTGGTAGTGATGTAGAGAGTGGGCAATACGTGGTGGCGAAACTCACTGATACTAATGAAGCCACCTTCAAGCAATTCATATGGGATTCAGGTAAGGCCTACTTAAAGCCTCTCAACCCAGCTTTTCCGACAGTTGAGGTGGATGACACCTGGTCGGTAGTGGGCCGAGTGGTTGATGCGAAGTGGCCTCGATCGGTTCTATAGCGGTTTTTCGCCGAACCACAGAACCCGCCTTAGAGCGGGTTTTTTTACGCCCGAGGGAAATATTATGCATAAACGTATTGACCTGGGTTATGAGGATTCGTATAGTTCAACCATCGCCGGATAAACACCGGCCAGATGGAAGGCAGCGATGAACCGGCCTCAACGGTTCAGAGGGTTGGCAACTGACCCGGGTGTGCAGCGTAAAGCACCGAAACGAGTTATCCAGCGGGAGAACAAGCCGAAAGGCCCGCGGCTGGACGAACAATTCGATGGGGCCGGCGGCAGCGCCAGTAGCGGGAAGCCGGCAAGCGACACCAGAAGATTTCACTTCTTCACCTGGTAACGGGTGCAGAGGGAAACCAACCGGGAGTCACTTTGATGGAAGCAACAATCGTCAGCGGCGCATGGAAGGGTCATCTCGGACGCGGCCTTGCTCCAAAGGAAGTTCAGTACCTGCTGGGCACTGCCCAGGGCAAGACAGCCAAGGAGATTGCCCGCCAATTCGACGTGGCAGCCTGCACCGTGGCAAAGCGGCTTTCCTGCGCCATGTTCAAGCTCGGCGTGACCCGCCAGACAGCTGCAGTTGCCGAGGCCATGCGCCGCCAAATCATCTCGCCGATGTGCTTCACCTTGGCGGCCTTGATCGGCATGCACGCAATGATCGGTGATGACGCCATGCGGCGTGATCGCCGGGCACCCGAGCGCCGAACCGCCCAGGTTCGAGTGCTTCGTCAGGCGGAACGGCCAAGCCTCACCGCATAAACCAAAGCATCACTTGTGCACCTTGGCGACAGGGTGCAGCGGGATGTAACCCAACCCAGAGGAATCACCATGTTAGGCAAATTGTTCGGCAAG